GATACTACGCTATCAGAAAATATTAACGCAACACAAAATTACATTCCTGTTGCCAGTACCACGAACTTTTCAACTAGTGTTGTTGCGGAGATTGAATCAACTAATGAGGTTGTGAGTTTTTCATCTATAACCGAAAACTTATTTTTACACTCACAAGATTTTAAACAAACTTCTTATTGGTCATATAATAATTCAAATATGGAGGCAACTTTATACACTGCTCCAGACGGAACTACGACTGCTAATGGTTTTACAGAAGACAGTTCCAGTGTTTCTCATAATCTGATAAGAAATTCTCTAACTACAGTTATAGGACAAAAATATACAATATCTATTTTTGCTAAATGGATAGGTAAAAGATATATACAAATAAGTTTTGGTAGTGGAGATACAACTCCAAATCTTGCTTTTCAAAATTTTGATATTGAAACAGGTGTTTTAGGTTCAAGTTCTGGTGTTACTAATTCAGCAATTACTGATGTTGGAAATGGGTGGTATCGATGTTCCACTGTTATTGAATCAGCTGTCACCACTGGTTTTATTCCTGTTTTTGGTTTAACTACATCAACAACATCAGGAAGAGCTCCAACTTATCCAGGTCAAGGAAATGCGGCTGGTGCACAACTTTATATATGGGGAGCACAATTTGAGGAAGGTGATAGTCTTACGGGATATTTACCAACTACAACTTCTTCATTACAAGGTTTAACAAATGTAACGAGAGGCGTAAACGGAACAACTGCACAAGCAGCAAGTTCTGGTGATTCAATTCAACAATTACCTTATGCATTAGGAAGTCTTGATATGCCTGTAAGATTAAGAGCAATTTCTGTTTCTCCAGATGGAACAGGTAATGCAAGATTAACTTTATGTGATAACAATGGTGATACTCTATGTGATGTAGATATACCGAATGCAAAATCATATACTTTAAATATGCCTGAAGATGGTATAATATTCCCAAATGGGGTGTTTGTATCAAACACAGATAATATAACAGCTTATACTGTATATACTGAAAAATATTCAGGACCAGGTTTAACAAGTTAGGATAATTATGGCTAATACTACTTCTCAGAAAACAATTTTTGAAAAAGGTTTTTCTATATCAGATATAGTAGAAGAAGCTTACGAGAGAATTGGTATTCAAGGTGTGTCAGGATATCAATTAAAAGGTGCAAGAAGATCATTAAATATTTTATTTCAAGAATGGGCAAACAGAGGTTTGCACTATTGGGAAATTGCAAATAACAATTTAACGTTAGTTAATGGTCAATCTGTTTATACAATGTTTAGAGATACTTCTGATGGGACATCAGATGCAACAGCAGTATATGGAGTAGAAGATGTATTAGAAGCATCTTATAGAAATTCAGATAATATTGATTTTCCACTTACAAAAATAAATAGATCAGAGTATCAATCTTTTTCAAACAAATCAGAAACAGGTGTACCTACTCAATATTTTGTACAAAGATTTATAGATAAAATTACCATCACTTTATATCTAACTCCTGGAACATCAGAAGCTGGTGATAAAATTAATTATTACTATGCAAAAAGAATCCAAGATGCCGGAGACTATACTAATGATGCAGATGTACCTTATAGATTTGTTCCTTGTATGGTAGCAGGACTTGCATATTATTTAGCGGTTAAATTTTCTCCAGAAAGAGTTCAAGTTTTAAAAATGTTGTATGAAGATGAATTACAGAGAGCGTTACAAGAAGATGGTTCTTCAACTAGTTCATTTATTACACCTAAAACTTACTACGAAGGATTATAATGGGGCAGTTAGCAAGAGGTAAATATGCAAGAGCTATATCAGATAGATCTGGTATGGAATTTCCATATAAAGAAATGGTAAAAGAATGGAATGGTTCTTTTGTGCATGTTTCAGAGTATGAAGCTAAACATCCACAGCTTCAACCAAAACCAACACCTTCAGATGGACAAGGTTTAGTAAATGCAAGACCTGATAGAACAGAACCTGCAACAGAAAATTTATTACCAGGAAATCCATTAAGTTTAACTTCAGGATTAAGCACTGTAACTGTTACAGAGCCTGCTCATGGAAGATCTACAAATGATACTGTTGTTTTTAGAAATGTAAACGGAAGCCCCGGAGGCCTGGTGTATTCTCTATTTGAAAATGCTTCAGGATTTAGTATAACAGTAATTGATACAAATAGTTATAGCTTTGATTGCGGAAGTAATGCAACTGTAACAGAAAATTCAGGAGGAATGTTTGTAACTGCAGGACCAGTTACTCTAACACCATAATGGCTTACACTTTAACAAATTTACAAGATGATATTAGAAGTTATACTGAAGTAGATAGTAATGTTTTTTCTACAGGTGTTTTAAATACAATTATAAAGAACGCTGAAAATAGAATATATAGAGATTCAGATTCAGATGATAATAGATTTTATGCAACATCTAATTTAGTAATAGGCAGTAGATATGTAACTATACCTTCTGATTTAAGATTTATTAGATATATACAGTTAAAAGATTCTAATGGTGATCAAGTATTTTTAGAAAAAAGAGACACTTCTTTTATGTCTGAATACTATAATACTCCAGCAACTTCATCCGGTCTTCCTAAATATTACGGAAACTGGGATGCTGAAAACTGGGTAGTAGCACCTACACCAAATGCCACTTTTGAGATTACTATGGCATATACAAAACAACCAGATTCAATAACAGCTTCACCAGGAAGCACAGCTGGTACTTACACAAGTAATAAATATCAAGATTTACTTTTATATGCATCTCTGGTAGAAGCATATGGATACTTGAAAGGACCTGTAGATATGTTACAATACTACGAAGGATCTTATCAAAGAGCTTTACAATCGTACTCTATTGAACAACAAGGTAGAAGACGCCGAGATGAATGGCAAGATGGGGCCATACGTACTCCAATGAAATCTGAATCACCATCAAAATACTAAGGAGATAAAATATGGCTAATATAGTACCTGACTCTTTTAAAACAGATACTTTAAAAGGAACTTTTAACTTTGATTCATCAGGTGGAAGTACTTTTAAAATTGCTCTGTTTACATCGTTAGCTGGTTTTAGTACATCTACAACTACTTACACAGGAGCTGCAAATGAAGTTTCAAGTGGAGGTGGTTACACAACAGGTGGAAATACTTTAACTAATAATGGTGTAGCTGTTGCTAGTAATATTGCATACGTAGACTTTGATAATACAACTTGGTCTTCTGCAACTATTACTGCAGTTGGAGCTTTGATTTATAAGAGTAGCGCTAATAACGAAGCTGTTTTAGTATTAGATTTTGGCGGAACAAAAACTTCTACAAATGGAGATTTTGAAATTGCATTCCCTGCTGCCACTTCTTCTGATGCTATCATTAGACTCGGCGACGCATAATATTTAGAGGATTAATTAATGGCATTGGTAGTTAACGACAGAGTTAAGGAAACATCTACAACTACTGGAACAGGTACGTTTACTTTAGACGGAGCTGTTACAGGGTTTGAGACGTTTTCTTCAGCTATTGGAAATAGTAATACAACTTATTACGCAATAGAAATTCCTAACTCAACTGAATTTGAGGTTGGTCTTGGAACAGTCGCTGCCGGAACATTAGCTAGAACTACAGTTATCTCTTCTTCTAATTCAGATGCATTAGTTGATTTTTCAGCAGGTACTAAAAATGTATTTTGTACTCTTCCTGCTTCAAAAGCGGTTATTGAAGATGCAAGTAACAATGTAACATTACCAGCAGACTTAACAGTTGATACAGATACTCTATATGTCGATAGTTCTAATAATAGAGTAGGTATTGGTGGTATTCCAACTGAAAGATTAACTGTTATTGGAGCAAATAATACTTCAGCTTCTGAATTAAAAGTTAAAGATACTGATGGAAGAGGAATATTAATTGAATCTCCATATTCTGGTAGTGGTGTAGGATTTATAGGTACTGATGGAACTAACTCAGCTTTAGGTTTTAAAGTAAATGGTACTGAACTAGCAAGATTTGGTACTAATGGTTATTTAGGTATCGGAACAACAAGTCCTTCAACTCTTTTACACCTTTCATCATCTGACCCACAGATAACTATTACAGACACCGATGGAACAGGAAGCCAGGTTATAAAGGCTGTTGGTGATGATTTAGAAATAATATCAGAAAATCACTTAAAATTGGATGCAGACACTGGATTATTTGTATTTAGGGATACTGGGTCACATGTTTTTTCAATACATAATCAAAATAATGCAATTAATTTTAAATCTGAAATATCTGACACAGATTTAATATTTAAAGGTAACGACGGTGGTTCAGAAATAACTGCATTAACTTTAGATATGTCAGATTCAGGTTTTGCTGAGTTTAATAGTAAAATCAGAGTAGAAGCAGATACTTCTGCTAATGCAATATTAGTTAAAGGAAGAAGTGCTGATGATATTGGAACTATAAAATTTACAGCCAATGATGGTTCAGGTAATCAAGGAGAATTATCAGCAAGATCAAATGTATTTATTTTAAATACACCTACAAAAACAAATTTTAGAATTAATAATACTGATAAACTTGTTTTAACAAGTTCACAGGTTAATTTAAAAGACACTGTTTTTGTTGATGCAAATGAACAGATTCAATTTGGCGATGCAGGTGAAACTATATCTGGTGATGGTACA